CCAGCAAACAGATCAGACAGACGCAAGGATATTATAGGAAACGAACTATGAGCGAGGTTAGCGATCTTGAGATTGGAAAATTAATTCAGAAGGTCGATAATCTTCAGGTTATGGTGAGCGAACAGAACGACAGGTTGGATAAGCTAGATAAACAACTGGAACGCACCCGTGGAATCGGAATTGGGGTGGTATTAGCTACTGTGGGATTGTCAGGAATAGGAGGTTCACTATTCACTAGGTGGTTAAGTGGCGGCGGATGATATTGTCGCATTAAGCGATAAAACAAATGTTGGTATGCCGGTAAGGAACCTCATTGGTTTAATAGGCGCAGTATGTGTAGGAGCATGGGGATACTTTGGGCTTCTTGAACGGTTAAATGTTATCGAGACAAATCAGATTCTGATGTCGGCAGATGTAACAAAGAACTCGACCTTCACTCTAGAGTGGCCTAGAGGAACGCTCGGGAGTTTGCCAGCGGATGCGGAGCAGTTCATGCTTATCGAACATCTGAGTGGCGAGTTTGAAAAGCTACTAAAGAATATTGAGGACGGCAATGCTCCGTTCGATAGACAACAGGCACTTACTCTAGACTTCTACCGACAGCGAATAGAAGCGCTGGAGTCCAAGGTGGAGATACTCAAAGATAAGGTAGCACAGATAAAATTTGGAAATGGAGCAGCACACTAGGGGAATACCCCTAGTATCGTGGCGGGATTTCCCCGCTTAAACTTAGGTGTAAAACAAAGGAGTAAATATTATGGTACATTCAATGTTATTAAATAATCCACAGGTTCGAGCATTAGACAGATTTTTCGAGACAGCAATGGGCAGAGATTTAAGCCCCTTTGCCGTAATGGATCGAGTGCTTGACAATGTATCACAGAATGTTCCGCCCAAAGATGGCGCGGAATTTACTGTGTACAAGATGGTTCCTGTCAACTATCGCGTAGAATATCAAAAGGATGGATCAGTCCACTATAACATCGTAGAAAAAAAGGAATCAACAGAATAAATGGAGGTCATGTTCGTACTGCTGTTATATATAAACGATAACCTAAAGGAATACATGGGTCACTGGGAGAATCCAGCCACTGGTCAGTGGGTTGAAATGGGGATGTCTGGATGTCTAAGTATGAAACGTACTCTGAAAAGAAATGGTTGGAAAGACACGGCATCAGGGAAGACTCGATTCACTTGCGAGAAACGCACTGTAGAATTAAAGACAAACAGAGAAGGGAACATCGTGGTGGCAAAGGTATTATGAATCATTTATATGATGTTCAAATGAGTTGGTGGAGACACGCTAAATTTGCTTGGTGGTTATCATGGAAATTATTTCTTTTATCATTGACTGCTGTGGTACATGGGCTGTTACCCTTTACGTTTTCGTCATCTACATCTGATGGAATAAAGAAACTACACAAACACTTACACGAGGAGTGAACATGGAAAAATGGAAAGAGTTAACCGCTGGAAAGAAAAGATTTTGGGTGGCCGTAGGGATCATAGTAATCGTAGCCGTAGTCGGTTGGGTTACTGGCTGGTGGTCATCACCGGATGTGCCTGTACAGTAGGATGTACGACCCTCAAAAAAGCTATGATAGTGAGCAGTCTGGGGACGACAGGTGCTCTTGTGGGGAACGCAGTGTCAGGGACTGCCGGACTGGTTGTTGGGGGACTGACGACTGCGGCTGTGGCGGACGTTGCGACGGAGGTGATGATTGGGTCAGCATCAAGTTCCAGTATGAATAGTTGCGCTCCTGATAACTTCTGGAGTCTGTTAGGCTCCTTGGTAGAAATGGGGGGTTGGGCATTAATTTTGATAGTAATAGTTCCCATGATTTTTTCATGGTTAATGCCGGGGCCAATTCAATTTAAGGGCAGAAAAAAGAAATGACAGAAGTTTTAAGCATGGGGGTGGCTTCAGAACCGCCCTCTGTAGCAGTACAAAGCCTTAGACCTATCCCAGAGATTATTTGTAGTGTTAATGAGGATAAGGAAAAAATAAGGGATAACATAAAAAAAAATATAAAGAGGGGGCTTCCCCAAGTTCAGCCTTACGAAACCCAATGGGATAAAGTAGTAGGGTTGGCTCTAGGTGGGCCTACCTTAAAGAAAACTTTTCCTGATCTTTTAGAAAAAAGACAGAATGGGATGCCTGTAATTACTGTTAATGGTACTCATAAATATTGTATGACTGGTGGGTTGATTCCTTCAGCAATGATAATGCTGGATAGTAGGGAATTTAATAATAGATTTGTTTACCCACTGGTTGAAGAATGTAAATATTTTATCTCATCTCAGTGCCATCCTTCTGTATTTGAAAATCTTAAGGATAATAAAGTATGGATATGGCATTGTGCAGGGGATGATAATATTGATTTGTTAGAGGAAGAGTACGGAAAGGATTACTTTCCAGTAATGGGCGGTGCGACTATAGCATTAAGGGCTGTCCATTTGTTAAGGATGCTGGGATTTCATAAGTTTGAGATGTATGGATTTGATAGTTGTATTATCGGAGAACATCATGCTTATGAACAACCAGAAAATGATGGTGAGGAAGTTATAGATGTTGTTGTATCTGGAAAAGAGTTTCTATGTACTGCGGCACATTACCATCAAGCAAAAGAGTTCGTTGATATGATTTCTAAAACAGGCGAACATTACGATCTGGCTGTACATGGAGATGGCCTTATTTCACACATTATTAAAAATCCAGATTCATTAAAATTAAAAGAGGAGGTAGTATAAAATGGCGGCTACTGCTTGGAGTTTTTACAATTCCTTTAGGGAATATATAGGCAATGGTCAGTTTGATTTAGACGGTGCAGGTGTTGGTTTTTATTTATCACTTCATACAAGCGCAGGTAGCGCTAATGTAAATAATGCAGCGCTATCCACATATGCTTCACTTGCTAGTGAGGTTGCTAATGGCAATGGGTATACAACAGGTGGGGCTTCTGTTACATCACGTACATGGGCTTCTGTTGCAACTGATAAGTATCGTTTTGATTCAACTGCTGTTGTATGGACTGCTACTGGCGGAACAATTGAGAATATTAAGTATGCAGTTGTTTATCAGTCCGGTGGTAAATTAGTTTGCTTTTCTAAACTGACTAGTTCTCAGTTTACTTTAGCAGAAGATAACACGCTTACTGTCACACCAAGTGCCAGCGGCATATTTGAACTAGCATAGGGGGTATATCATGGGCGTTGAAACTGCTACATATATTAGCCAACTAAGTGCTACAAATCCGCTGGCTACAGATGCAATTTCACAAGGGGACGACCAGATTCGTCTCGTGAAATCTGTATTACAGGCTCAATTTACTACGCTTGGCGCTGCTGCTGTTACAACCACTGCGGCTGAACTTAATCTAATTGATGGATACACTGGTACGACGGCGGAATTAAATACTCTTGATGTTACCACTCAAGGAACTTCGGAAGCATCTAAAGTATTAACAGCAGATGCAAGTGGAGATGTTACGATTGCTGATGGGGCGTATGATTTTGACGTTGCCTCTCATGACGGGACAAATGGATTAAAGTTAGCAGGTACTTTAGTTACAGCAACTGCGACTGAGTTAAATTTAATTGATGGGTATACAGGCACAACGGATGAATTAAATACTTTGGACGTTACCACGCAAGGTACAGCAGAAGCATCTAAAGTTGTTACTTCTGATGGATCATTGATTACCAATTTTGCTGATGGGGTTGTACAGCGTCCTGAGATGAAGGATTATTCAGAAACTAAAGTTGCTTTAGCTGCTGCGGCTACTGTAGATATTGATGTAACAACAGGAAATGTATTTACTTTAACACCGGATCAGAATACTACTTTTACCTTTAGTAATCCATCTCCTACTGGAAAATCATGTGCGTTTACTTTAGTATGGACACAAGATTCATCCGATAGAACGATTGCATGGCCCGGAGAAGTAGATTGGGCTGGAGGTAGTGAACCTGATGTAACAAGTGGTTCAGCAAAGATTGACGTTTATACCTTCTTCACGCTGGACGAAGGAACAATTTGGTACGGCTTCCAAGCTGGGGCCGATATGGCAACGCCAAGTTAAGGAGAATAGTATGCCTTTAGGAACAGAAAAAACAGCTATTTTAGG